TTGGTGGTGACCACGACTTCTTTCGTTGTGTGGTTTTTCGATTATACTCCTCTCTTGGAGTGCGCTCTTCAGACATATAAATATCCTCTAGTTATTTGCAGACATATCCTTAACCAATTGGTTAGCATATTGTTCTGGCGTTACCCCAAGACGCTTTGCGAGGGCGACTTGAGTTGCTGTAAGCTGTACTTTGCGTGGTTTTGCACCATTATTGCGTGTAGCAGGTGCAACCACGGAACTTTGGGAATTAGAGCTTACAGCTTCTTTTTCTTCACTCCCAAAGAAATCTGGAAATACTGACTTCATTCTTGAATCTATTCTTTCATAGTATTCATCAGAAGCAGGATTAATGTTTTCTTCTCTTACTAATTTTTCATGCACACCATATGCAAAGCTAGTCATTTCAGGATCATTACCAAACCATTGGTTTTTTGCTTGCCATGAAATAGCTTTATCATCAGGTCTTGGTGGCACTTGTTGTTGAGGAACAAACTGTTCTTGTTGTTGTGGAACAAATTCTTCCTCTGGAATTCTTGCATTAAACTGTTCAGCACTAGCCGCATCCATAGTTGCTCTAGTTAAAGCCTCTTGAGCAGACATAATTTGTTCAGCATTTCCATCTTCGTATGCTTTTTTATATCTTTCTTGTGCAGCTTGTTTAGCAAACTCTGCTCTTTCTTCGGCTTGTTTCCCAAGATATTGCTGACCATCATTAACCAATTGGCTTAAACGATCATTTTCAGACTTTATTTGCTGTGCATATTTAATTGCTTCATCACGAAGTTTTGCAGCTTGTTCTTTCTGCCTTCTTTCTTCGTGGTGTTTTGCTGTTAGTTGATCAATTCTTTTTTGAACGCCCTTATCAACATTCAATATTTCTTCATCAACTGGCTTATCTTTAACATCTTCAGCAAAAACTTTTTCTTTTTTTTCTGGTTTTGCTTCAACATCATCAATAATTTCAATATCAATTTCATTTTCAGACTCAACAACCTCATCTGGCTTAGAGCCAATTTTAGATTTAACGCCTAAAAATTTCTGTTCTGTACTCATTGTAGAGTTTTCGTTAGTATCGCTCATACTTTTTCTATCCCTCTGGGATCATCAACCACTGCTTCGACACTATCATCATTAATGATGCGAAATTCTTTCCCATGAATCTTAATTCGAGTGCCACTAAATGCACGAAACACAACAAAATCTCCTTCGGAACACCAAGCTCCAGTAGGAAAACGTGATTCGTCTTTGTAACAATCAGGTCCCATTTTTAAAACAAAACCTGTAATGGTGGCTACTTCTTCATTGCGAATGGTTTCATCCGCTTTCAAAATACCGCCTTCGGTTTTATCTTCTTTCTCAGGGATTGCGATTAGGATTCTATATCCTGTGGGTTCTGGCAACTGTGTTGCCTCTTTCTTTTCTTTCTCTATATCGAGTGCAGTTTGCATGACCACCTCTTTGCACGGAATTATTAAAGGTTTCCGAGTTACCTTGCGGCACTATGCCGATTTAGAGTCGTTCTAATTCTTGGATTATATCTAAGAGTTCACGCTCTGCAAGGGCTAAGCCCTCGATTACACCAGATTGATGTTTATATTCATCAAAACTAGTACAACTTCCTGTAGCAATATTATCTGCTCTATCATTCATTAAGTCTCGTATTCTTGACTTAAATTTTTCAATTAGCATATCACTGCTCATTAGTATTGCCCGATGTTATAGTAGATGCAAGCCTTGATGCAATCTCTGCAGCTTTGGTTGCTTCTTCACTTTCAATCTTTTCGCCCTCTACTTGAGCATCAATTACATCGCTAACCAGTTTTTGTTTCACGCTGGCATCAGCAATTTTTTCTTGCGACCTAATTCTCTCAAGCTCAATAGCATCACGGCTTTGAGCCTTTTGCATATCAACTTGTGCATCAACCATATCGGCTTGAGCCTTGCGCTGTACTTCAGCTTGTTTGATATCAAGCTCTCGCATTTTTGCTTGAACCAATGGGTCTTGCATTTGTTCTTGAATTTGTTGTTGTTGCACTTCTCTTTGGTTTTTCTGCAATAATCTTTCCGCAGCTTCTGCAACCATAGATGACAATCGTTTCTCAATATCTTCTGGTAATGGCTCACCCAATGGTGGAAGCTCAATGCCCAATTCTTTTTCAATCTCATTACGATATTGAAATGCCAAATGTTCTCTCACATGAGACTCTAAAGATGCTTGTAGTAACTGCATACCCTGTGGGTTGTTTGCGCCCATTTGAGCCAACTCTGGGTCTTGTATAGCACTCATATGAACTCTAATGTGTGCTTCTTGATCCTGATATTCAAATGCTTTAACTGGCTCTCCATTAATCATATTCATATTTTCACTGACTGGATCAGCAGCTTTTACATCATCGTCTAGCGGAACAATCTTGTCTGCATCTCTAATGCCTAATGTATCTAGCATTTGTCTGTGTAATTCAGGCAAATTATAAATCTGTGGCGATTGTTGAGCCAACTGAAGTGCTGCTTGATACTGCATTATCCTTTGAGACATTGTGGCTGAGTTTGGATCAGACACAGGTTGCACATCAATTCTGTCATCAAAATCTTCCATCTTAATATCAGAATCTGCATCAACCTCATAAGGATAAGATGGAGAGGTAAAGTCTTTAATTACATTAACCAAGATATTAAACTCTTGTTTCATTGAAGCGTGAAGCCTAGATTGTATAGCAGTCATAACCTTCATGCTTCTTTCAAGAATCGCCAGTGTTGTTCCAACTGGAGCTTCTGAGTTCATGTCGCTGACATTCAAATCTGATGCACTGGTAAACCTTCTTCCTTCTTCAACAATGTTTCCTAGCAACTGATAAAGAGTTGCTGAAGGTTCTTTGTAAGGAAGAAATGTAATGTTGTCCCTAATTGCACCACCGGGAATATCTACATCTCTAAACTCACCCGGCATAATCGGAGTATCATCTCCTTTAATTCTAAGCCCTCTGGACTTTAGACCACCCGGCAAGTTCGATAGTGTTCCTGCATCTACTAATTGTCTTAATAAAGAAGTAGCAGATTTTGCCAATCCACCAATTAAATGCACTAAACCAAATCCATAAAACCCAAGACCCGGTAAATATTGATAATGTGCAAAGTGTTGACGCATCATTCGATTGTTGTCTTTTTCGTACCAATTTCTACGAATTGATAAGATGCTATTGCTTGAAACATCAATAGTAACTACATAAGGCAATGCAATCCCTGTCTCGTTTCCTTCATCATCAGTATCTTCAAAGCCTTGTAAGTCTAAGTTCACCATCATTTCTAACAGTGTATAACGATTATCAAAGTCATAAGTTGAGCTATCGCCTGTTAATTCATCGTATTTTTTACGAATATCATCTGGATCGGGCGATGGATCAGGCAAATCAATGTCTCTATAAAAACCTGATACCTGTAATTTACGCACATCATTCGCATTCTTTTTCATAATGTGTGTAGATCGTTCTGCCATTTGAAGATCGGTTGCACCATAAGACACAATAAAATCTTCAGCAGGAACAAAGATCGCACATGGTCTATCCATGTTTGGATCATAATAAACTTTTCTAAATGCTGAACCAGCTAATGGCAAAGAAAACAAAAGTTTCTCAGTCTCAGTTCGGTATTCAGTCATTCTATCGGTCAGCAAATAGTTCATATAGTCTTGAACTCTTTTTGATTGCTGTTCTTTTTCAGGAGTAACCTTGCCAAATATTTTAGTATTTACTGGTCCTGAAGCTGGAAATATCTCACCGACTGCCTGACTTTGAAATCGAACCACAGCCTCTGTAAGCATTGGGTGAAAAACACCACACGCTCCGGGCCAAGGTAGAGTTCGATCTTCAATCTTTAGTCCTAATTGATCCAAACCTTTTATATAAGTTTCTTCCCAGTCATTCCTAGAATCTCTATCACCTTGATACTGACCAACAAGCTCTGTTGCTAACATTTGGAGATCATCTTCAGATATCTCTTCTGCTAGGTTTGCAAAAAAATCACCGCTTGGATCAAAAGCATTGGGATCAAAATCAATAATCATTCCACCATCTTCAGTCATCATTGCACCATTAGGCTCAATAATATCTATCTCAACGCTTGCTTCTAACTCACCTTCTATTGGTGTTGCTGGTGTTGTTCTTTCAATTGCCATAGTAATCCATTAATTATATTTTTGATAAACGAGAAGGAAAATTACCAATTACTCCGCCCGCAGAAAAAGTTGGAATGCCTTCTTTTAAAACTTTTTTTCTCATTTCTGGTGTGATTTTAATAGTATTGGCTTTTGCTATTTCTATAG